GAGTTTTTTTGGTGTTGCCTCCGCCACACCTTGCTTCTTCATATACTTCTTACGCAATTTTAAGTCTGCTGGCGTTGCTTTTCTGATTAAATTCAAATATTTGTTTACTGGAATTTCTTTTATCTCAATGGGTTTGATGCCTTCTACTCCAGGAATAGAATGAAACTCTCTGCTATTGCCACCTTGAACAAACTGTGGTTTTCCATCTGGGCCATTGAATGGTAATTTATGTAGATACACATATTCACCTTTTCTAATCTTGCCACTGAACAAAACCATTTGTGGATCATTGGGGAACATACCTGTGTCTGACCCAGCAGTAGTTAGACCCATAGCTATGGCAACTTTAGGATCAGAGGTAGCATAGATAGCATTTTGATTACTACCAGCCGCACCACCTGTATCTACCGATTGTCTTGGCTCTAGCATAGGAATCTTTTGTCTTGATCCGTGCCAAAGATAGGTACGAATAACTTTGCCTTCTGCCACACCTTGCTTCTTATATCCAGCAATGTTTTTCTGTAAATCTTTCTTGATCAACTGTAACAATTCTTTGGCAGCACCATCTCCCCATTCTAAACTTTTAACAATGGCATGTGCACCTTGTGTGCCAACTTGTTGTACAATGTGCTGTAGCAGTTCTTTGGTAATGTGCGGGACGCCTTCTGGATCACCTTCGTCTTCGGTTATGCTTTGTTGTTGGTCAGACAGTTGACCAAGTTTATGTTGCATCAAGTCAAGTACATGCGGATCAAATCTTCCAAACAAATCTGCAACTATGCGTTTTTGTGTTGCTTCGTCTGCATTGGCAAACTGGTCTCTGACCTGAGTGGCAGATTGCATTGGTTTGCCAAGCACTGTGAAATTAAAAGTTGGCACTGTCATGATGTACCCATGCTGTTCAAGTGATACCATATCATTGGTATCACTGGGCATGGGTTGAAAATATGTAGGGCTTCCGTCTTTTTTTGTACCAAACTTAAAGCGCGGATCCGACGACATGTCTTTTTCGCTTACAGCAAAAATTAGTCTTGTTGCGTTTGGGTTGTATTTCTCTACAATTTCTAATGCTTTATACGGATCCCTAGTTTCAACAATATGGTCAGCGGTGACCCCTGTTAGAGTCATTAACTGCACCTTATCGCTAAAATTAAATGGACTACGTGGTGGTTCGACCTTGTTGCTGGTGGCAATAAACACCTGGTCTATTCCAAATTTCTTAACCAGGTAATCATACACTGCTTTATGCCCTTTATGCCAAGGTTGGTATCTTCCGGGGTAAATTACCAACGTGGAATAAGATACAGATTCAAAAAGATCGTAAATAAACATTAATTAAAACTCGCTAATATAATGTATATTTATGGTAGCTAATTAATATCAGCGGAACAAAAAAAAGACTGCGTGGTAGCAGTCTTTTAATTACCTTAATCGAACATCACTTAGATAGGCATTGCTGTGGTCTTTTTTGCAAAATCTGGCATCTGACTCAAATCACCTTTGTACTCATAATGCCCTATGTGATTCAGCAATACCTTATTATGTGCCCAAATGGTACCACCTAGTTTTTGCCACCTGCGACAAAACAGCCAGTCCTCGCTCAGGTAATGCCCTTTTTCGTCAATTTCTGTGTCAAAAATAGCATACATATTTGGTTCGAACTGCTTGCCTAATCCAACATCATCAACATATTTGGTATTGGGGTATGCAGCACATAATTTTTCATATACACTTCGTTGGAAAATAAGAAATCCTGTTCCCATGGTATCAACTGTGAAGATATCGCCTTGAATCTGTGTCTGCGAAAGCAAATTGATTACATAATTACTAGGTATGGATTTCTTAGGATACAATCCGCCAATTACTTCTTTTTCGTACACAATCATTTGAAAAATAGAGTCTGCATCAAATCGTATATCTGCGTCAATGAACATAAAGTGAGTTGCTTTGGTGTTGCTCATCATCTTGGCCATTAAATTGTTACGACCACGTGTAATTAGCGATTCGTTAACCATGGTGTCCAAACTCCAGTGCAGTCCCACTCTTTGCGCCATTAATACAAATTTCAACAAGCTGGTCATTGTTGGTTCACTTACCATGCCGCCGTAACAGGGAATTCCAATATGCAAGTGAATCTTGCTAAAATCAAAAGGGACGCCTTTTGCAGACTCAGCAGGTGCTGCGGATTTTTTCTGCTTCATGAAATCAGAGATTTTTTGAACAACATCTGTTGCACTTGAACCTGGTAATTCAATGCCATTGGCAGTTGTAGTTTTACTAAGGATTGGGGCGGTGTTGTTTTCCATGTGTTTTCTTTTGAGGTTAATTGTTGATTACTAATTGAGTTACTGACCCAATAATGGCTGGTGAGATTATTCTCAAGATATCAACTATTCTGATATCATTGACATACAAATAGCCACCGTGAAAATATTTATGTGAACTATCTAGTCTGGTTAACATAAGTTTTGTGATTTTTACATCGGTGCCAAGTGTTATTAAATAATTGGTTAGTGATTTTCTATCTGCAATGTTTGAGCAACCTTCTCTCAGTCTAATGCGATATGGATACGTATCATCGCGAACAATAGCATATCCCATATCTAGAAGTTGTCTAGTAGATTCTGACTTGACTAGAGAAACTGACGTTAAATTGTTGGTCCATTGTATCAAGTCCTGTGCAGCAATTTGATATAACTGCGTGTCTGAATTTGAGTACATGCTCAGGTTATCTCTCTCAATTCTAAATTTCAATGTATTTGATTTGGTATTGTACACGCGATTAAAATCATCCAACTGATAAATGTTGGCAGGCAATTTGTGATGACTATACCACAAATGTATCGGATCGCCGGTTATTCGAGCATTGTATGCACCAATTCTGTCGCTTATGCTCTCTCCTGGACTATACTTCCAAGACAACAGACTAGCTCCGGGTACCCGATAGGTCACTCGATACAAGAACTCATTAAAGAATTTCTTCTTAGTATGAGTAATCTTCAATGTATCATTGAGACTAAGCCAGTCTAATGAAACCATTTTCGTCAACTTTAGGTAATCCGTCTAACAATAATGGCAAGGCATATGCAATCACAGTAAAGGTCAATTTGGAGTCGATACAATCGATGTTAATAATTGAACCATTGGCCAGTTGTTCAAACAGTATCTTTTTACTAATTGGAACTTTGATCATATCATTGATAGTTCTGGTCAACGGACGTGCGCCCATCTTTTTGTCAAATCCCTTATCTACCAGGTAATCAACTGCTGATTCTGTCAAACGAATTTTGATATGTCTGTCAGACAACAGATCATTGATCTCAGTCAGATACTTGGCCACAATTTTTTTCATACTAAACTGATCTAGATGAGTAAATTTGCAAATAGCATCAATACGATTTCGGAATTCAGGTTTAAAGAATTCTTTAACTGCTTTATCGTCTTCGCCTGTCTTTTGTGTGTCCTGATTAAAGCCAATATTGTTTCTTTCGTTGTCGGCTGCTCCTAGATTACTGGTCATTATTAAAATAGAGTTTCGTGCATCCGCTCTTTTTCCGTTGCTACCAGTAATAAATCCTTCATCCATGAATTGTAACAAAATATTAGATACATCAGGGTGAGCCTTTTCAATCTCATCGAATAAAATGATACTTGTTGGATTTTGTTCCAGTGCGCTAATCAACAAGCCGCCCCCTGCCCCAGCGTCATCGTATCCAACATATCCTGGCGGTGCACCAATTAGTTTGGCCATGCTGTGTTTTTCTTGATACTCACTCATGTCATATCGAACCAGTTTCATTGTGAGATTTTGTGCCAGAAGTTTAGCTAGTTCCGTTTTACCTGTGCCAGTGGGTCCAAGAAACAAGAAACTACCAACGGGTTTGTTTATTGATTTGATACCAGCTTTGCTAACATAGATACGGTCTAGTACAGATTTAATGGCTGATTCTTGCCCGTATAAGTTTTCATGTATATTCTGTTCCAATGTAGATAACTTGTTATTGCTATCTGCACCAATTTGATCCACTGGTATTTTGGTTGCATTACTTAATGCTTCGACAATATGTGATTTAATTAAAACAAAGTTTTCAACTTGATCAGGTTGTATCCTTTGTTTAGCACAGGCAGTGTCAACAAGATCAATTGCTTTATCTGGCAGTTTCTTGTCAGTTTGATACCTGACACTGTAATCTACTGCTGTGTCAATGGCTTCATCTGTAATAGTTGCCCCGTGAAACTTTTCAAACTGCTTACGAATACCCTTAAGTATAAGTTTGGCATCTGCTGCTGACGGTTCGTCGACTGTGAGTCTTTGGAATCGACGCATCAGTGCACGATCTTTTTCAAAACTCTGAGAGTATTCGTCCCAGGTTGTGCTGGCAATGACTTTAATTTTACCTTTGGACAATGCAGGTTTAATCATATTTGCAAAGTCAACTGAGCTTGAACTTCCACCACCTGCACCACGCATTTGATGAGCTTCATCAATAAACAAAATGGTTTTGCCTTTGAGGATCAATGCTTTGATTACATTTTGAAATTTTTCTTCAAATTCACCGCGATATTTGCTTCCTGCAAGTAGCGTACCAATATCTAGGTTGTAGACTGTATACGTCTTGAGATACTCTGGTACATTGCCTTCAACAATGTTTTTAGCCAAGCCCTCGGCCAACATGGTTTTACCAACTCCTGGGTCACCCACCAATAGTATATTGGCCTTATTGCGCTTGGCTAATATTTGAGACATTTCATTGAGTTCTCGTTCACGTCCAATGATTGGATCTATTTCACCGTTGCTGGCAGATTTATTCAAATCAGTACAGTATTCTTTAAGAATTTCGTCTGCACGATCTGAATCAGTGCCCGGCGCAGTTTTATCAGCTTTGGTGTTGAACTTTGCATACATTTCGGCAATGGTTGATCGATCTAGTCCGTATTTCAACATAAAATATGCAGAGTAACTATTGGTCTCCAGAGATATGCTTAGTAATAGATCTACAATTTTAATTCTAGTAGATCCTTGGAATAGTATCTGGGTCAATGCACGATTAAATACCCGTTCTAAGGTTTGTGTCTTGCGTGGAGGAGTGAATTCTTCATACTTTAAATCTGTTTGCAATTTTAGATATTCATCGAGGTCGTTGACTAACCCATCAACATCAAATTTAGATTTAATCAATATTTCTTTAAAAGGAAGATATTGAAAAATAGCAAGACTCAGATGTTCTAATGTCACATACTCGTGTTGAAGATTTTTAGCTGCTTCTCCGGCCTTGGCAATAATCTCTTCAATCTCGCTATTGGGTTTCATTGCTGACATGTATTATGCGTCCTTTATTTAAGATTTAAATTGTTGTAGTGCCTGCAATTGGTACTCAGTGATTGTGGCGGGCACTTGCAATGATACATCAATGAACAAGTCACCTTTAATTGGATTATTTACATCCCACAATCCCTGACCCGGGATTCTAAATCGTGTATTATTTTGTGTACCAGCAGGAACAGTTAGCTCAAATTTGGTGCCATCAAGTCCTGTTATTTTTACACTAGTACCTAGTATAGCATCAATGCAATTCAATGCCAATCTTTTCGATAGATGTATTCCGTTAATTACAAAATCTGGGTGTTGTCTGACTCGGAATTCTACATATAGATCGCCAGCCGGTAAATTGGTCATTGACTGATCGCCATGACCTGCAAATCGCATTTGCATACCAGCTTGTACGCCACGTGGAATTTCAATTTCTACAGTTTTTGTACTGCCATTTGCATGTTGTACATTGATATGGTGTTTTTGGCTTGCCAATGTAGAAACAAGATCCAATTCAATGCCGACTCTAAGGTCTTGGTTTTTTACCTGTTGTCGTGCGCCAAATGGGTGGCCGCCTGTAAATTGACGAAATAAATCATTTATATCTGCGCCACCGAAGCTAAAATTGAACCCACCTGCGCCACCTGGGGGTGCACCAAACTGTGCAAATTGTTTCTCCTGTTGCCAACGTGCTCTGCGTTCAGGATCGCTTAAGGTAGCATAGGCTTCTTGCAATTGTTGAAATTTGGCCTGGTCACCGCCTCGATCAGGATGATGCTTCATTGCTAATTTTTTGTATGCCGTTTTGATTTCATCGTCGGTGGCATTTGTACCGACGCCTAGGGTGTTAAAATGGTCTGTCATTGAGTATATATGTAAAAATAAAGGTATAGTATTTAATCATACTATGCCTGGTATAGTATTTAAATAATACTATACCTTCTACAAAAAGTCAAGACTTTTATTTCTTAACTGGAACTTCTGTGCCTTCTAATTTTTTATGAACTTTGATTGTTTTGCAATCTTGTACTGGCTTACCAGTTTTCTTGTCCATTACAGGCTTACCTTCTTTGTCCATTTTGTCATGACATACTTCTTTCTTTTCTGCCTCTGCATATGCCAGGTTGTTTGTGGCTACAAAACAGATTGAATAAGTTGCTGCCAGGTACACAATTGCTAATAGTTTTTTCATTTTATTTCCTTATTTTTAACATGAATTTACACGGACTTGCCTGTCTTTTGTGTTACTAACTTAAAGTCTGTGCCCACACCTATTACACAGGAGAAGTTTTCCTTAGTGGATACAAGAGTCCAGGTATTTTCCACCGGATGAATCCACAGTGACATAATTGATTTTGCTTGATCAGTTGCCCTGCCAGTTATGATGGGAGTTTCGTTGTAGGTCTTGCTCATTGAGTCAAACAATGTTTTTGTATCAAAACAAGGAAGTGTGGGCTCAATACTTCCAACTTGGTCCTGGGCACGAGATGCGCTCATACCTATAACAAGAAATAATAGAAAAAGTTTCTTCATTTTATTTGGTTATAGCAATGGTTGTGCTGCTGGAGCAGGTGCTGGCTTACCGCCGAACCCTGTTACAACTGCCGGTGCTGTTGCAATCGGGGTTGTTCCCCAACTTGGTACGGTTGTAGATGTTGGTGCTGAACCAAAACCGCCAGTGGGTGCACCGAATCCTGTTGAAGGTACGCCAGGTGTTGTTGCCCCGCCCAAAAATCCTGTTGTTGTGTTGCCATTTCCAAATCCTCCAGTTACTGGTGCTGGCGGAACGTAGGTTGTACCCCCTCCTAGTCCGCCGTTATTGGCACCGTTTAGTTTTTCTTGTGTGCGACCGTGTGCTGCAATACCAAGTACCGCACCCATTGCAATATGGAACAGTCCGGCACCTTGCAGAGTCAGGGGTTGCCATTGTGAATTAACTGCACCGTGACTGATACTTTGCAACAGGCTCCACAAGATTGGAAATACAACCATGTCCATGGTACAGATCAGCATGTACATCCAACCCATCATTGGACGCCATTTTGAATTCATCCAGTCTTCTTTTTTCTTTTCGCTTGCACTTAATTTGATTTCTTCATCAGCCATTTGAAAGTCTCCTATATGGTATTTACCATACATAAATAATTTTATGATTACCTACGAAATTTTAAATAACGATCCGTTTATTGCATTAATACACGGATTAATTCCAGACGACACTATAGATAACATGTTAAACGAAACAGAGTTTGTACTCAGCACAGGATACGATCATGGTACAGCAGATTCAAGATTAGTAAAACACAGAACAAGTTCTACATGTTATGTTCAGCACAGGTACTATGATTTAACTAAATTAACTTTATCCTATATACAAAAAGAATTTGGACATAGTTATCACCCGGACCAGGCCGAACAATGGCAACTTACTAGATATCGTCCCGGGGAGTTTTTTAAGCCACATTGGGATTATTTTAATCTGCCAGGATATGAAAATTTACGCAACCCAGATCGCACGGCTACCGTTATACTTTATTTAAACGACGATTTCCAAGGTGGAACCACTAACTTTAATAGGCTAAACATTGATGTTACACCACGTCGTGGTAGTTGTTTGTATTTTGCCTACCCCGATGATCCTGGTGCAGACTTGACTATGCACGAAGGTGTCTCTGTTACAACAGGTATTAAAACTATAGCAACACTATGGATTTCGGATCCAATACCTAAACTCCAAATTCCTTAATAGCAGCATGTACCAGGCTGTCAATGCTGTTTATCAATGGCTTTTTATTGTAATAAGAATCTCTGATTGCCAACGGAAGTTCGGTGCAGCCCAGGACAATGGCATCAACATTCCAGGCTTGTAAATTATTCATGGCCTGTATTAATAAAATACGGGCTGCTGGCAAGTTGTTTGCTTTGATCAAATTAATTGCAGGCTGAACTAATGTGTCCATGTCGTGCGCACCGGGAGTTATACAATGATATCCTAACTTGTGTAAATGATGTTGATACAGGCCTAATCGCATGGTGGCCATGGTGCCCAGTATGCCAATGGTACCGGTGTTTACCCCTTCTGCACATAAATCTTCTGCTACACTATCTACTATATGTATAATAGGAACACCCAACTGACACAATCGATCATACCAAAAATGCGCTGTGTTGCAAGGAATTACAATTTGATCGCATCCGGCATTTTTAAGTCCCAGTATGCCTTGTTTGAGTTTTTCCCATGGTCTATCGTCGCAATTGACCAAACTGGTGCTTCGGTCTGGCACTGTGGGGTCACTCCATATCACACAAGGTATGTGTTCTTGGTCATTGCTTGCAGGTGTCAAATCAGTGAGTCTACGGTAAAATTCTGCGCTGGCAGCAGGACCCATTCCACCTAATATTCCCAATCTCTTGGTCATATCATAACCATTATGATAATTATAAAAATACCAATGGCTATGACAGCAGGAAGTCTCATTTTTTAAATAATAATGATGATGCAATAACCAGTGCTGTTTGTGCGGCCTCTACATCAGTGGGTTGTTCTTTCCACCCTACACTAATTTGTCCTATAAATACGCCGGGTTCGGCAGGTACACTAATTCTACACATATAATTTACGCCATTTTCTTTGTAGACAAAACCAATTAAACTTTGTGGTTTAAGATATGCGCTACATGGAATCTTGCCAGACATCAAACCGATGACATCATTGTTGTTGTCGTAGTTTTTACTAAACAGCCCAACATCTGACCCATCATATTGTTTAATTCTTCCGCCATTGCGTGTAGATAAGAACGCAATCTTTCTTGTGTTTGCTAGAGAATTAACTTCCATGATAGACACTAGCTCTACGTCAGTATTTTTTAATAGGAAATTGTATGCTTCTTCGTACTTGCCATTCATCTTGGGCATGGCCTGCTGGGCACGATAACTGGCCATAAAGGCATCTTTTTCAGAGTAGACGATCCAGCCGCCGAAGCCAATTATGCAAAGAAATACAACGGTAAATAGGCGAAATGGACTTTCGCCTATATAGGTCAATAAACTTAAAAGAAAATCTTTAAGTTTGTCCACCGTCTGTTACCTCTTTGTCACAGACAAATGCTGTTACCGCTATGTTGCCATGTACGTGGCTTGCTGTACGAATCATATCCATCAATGGATCAACTGCAATCAACAATACCAATACTGCTTCGCTTGGTAATTTCAATAAGTCGCATACAACTGCTACAGTGGCAACTGTAAGGATACCTGTTGTTCCTGCACTTGCTAACCCAGCTAGAATACTACCAAACAATACAACTGCCAGGCCTGTTAGACCCAATGGTGAATCATAAATGTTGGCAATGAACACTGTGGCAATAGCGTAGTAAACAATACTACCAATGCGGTTAACAGTGAAACTTAGTGGAACAGTTAATTCAACACCACCTTTGTCGAAGTGTAATTTGTGCAGTGCTTCCTGTGCGTATGGAATACAGGCCAATGAGCTGCGTGAACTAACAGCAACAATTAAAGTCTCTTTGGTTTCGCGGATAACTGTCATTAAACTCAATCCAGAGCGCATCCAAATCACAACAGTACCCAGTGCAATGACCAAGAGGCCGCCGATTGCTTGTTGCATTACAAAGTCAAACATGGTCATAAAAATACCTACGCCAACTTTGCCAACTTGTGAAGAAATCATGGCCAACAGTGCTATTGGTAGGAAGTAGTTGAGGAATTTAAAAATACTAATACTTGCCTGTTGAACACTCTTTAGTACTTCAACCAACATGCGTTGACCTTCTGTTTGAAGATGTCCAAGAGCAACACCAAAAATCAAACAGAAGATAACAATCTTCAAGCTCTCACCATTGTTTAGTGTATTGAAAATGTTTTCTGGAATAAACTTCTCTGCCATTTTACCTGCACTTATAGTAGCTGCTGCTGGCATTGGTTCGTGTAAGGTGATGTTTAAATCAGTTCCTGTATCTTTGTTATTGACCAAAGCGCCAAGTTGGGTTTTCTTCTCAGGGGTCATTTCTGTACCTGTGACCATAACCGTGCCCACACCAATGGTTGCGGCAATGAACATACTGGCCACACAGCCCATGATGATTCTGCGTATAAGTGTTTGACTACCTTCTTTTTGTAACAAACCAATAATACCAACTAAAATAGTTGCCAACAAGAATGGTAACACTACCACCTTAAGTAAGCTGATATAGATGCTACCAATACTGTCAAGGCCGATGCTAAACTCTGGAGCATACACTCCGCTTAAAATACCTACGATAATTGATCCTAAAATAGTCCAAGGACTAACCAGGAAACTTTTTAAA